TTCGCCGGAGCCCTCGCCGGAGCCCTCGCCGGAGCCCCCGTCCGAACCGACCCCGTGAGGGGCGAGGGGGACAGAAGGGAACGGCCATGATTGCATGGCTTCAGCGATTCCTCTGGGAAGAGACGTATTTCTCTCAAGTAATTCGTAGTGTTATCGGCCTATTGGGCGTGCTGTTCCTTACCGACACGATTACGCTGGAAAGCCTTGGCGAACGCTTCGGACAGGTTGGGTGGTGGATCGGGATGTTTCTGACCGGATGTGCATGGTGGATCCGAAGTGGCGATGCGACGCTCCAGACCCTCAAGAAAACGCCCGATGATGTGCTTCATGAGATAGGAGTCGCAACCACATCGAAGGGCAACGGACGTCTGTGAGAGTATAAAAAGTTGCTTGCATTGCCCCCTGGTTGGTGCTATGGGGGTCACAATCGCCTCGTGGTATTGGGTGATCCAATACCATGGGGCCTGCTGGGACGTTGAGCGTCCTGGCGTTGGGTTGCCGGTGGCTGGCAAAGGGAGGCTATTGGTCCTGATGTCGTCACGGTTGACTCTCAGTCTTCGCGGAGATCCGCTCCCCTCGGCGGCGTGCTGATTCACTATTGGCGTGCCGAGGGATGGCACGCCTTCATCAACGGAGGAAGGTATGGCTAATGATCTGTCTGCGGCGATCCCCAAGTTGATCGCCATGGGCGCGCAGGCATTGCGTGAATATTGCGTGATGCCTCGACTCATCAACACGGACTTGTCGGCAATGGCTCGGGAGAAAGGCGACACCATCGACATCGTACTTCCGTCGGCCGTGCCGGCCATCGACGTGGTGCCGGGCGTGACGGCCACCAACCCTGGGGACATGACGTTGGGCAAGGTCCCGCTGACCCTCAGCAATTGGAAAGAGGCGCCGTTCTACCTGACGGACAAGGACATTTCCAGCGTACTGATGGGCGTGGCGCCGATGCAGGCGACCGAGGCTGTTCGTGCATTGGCGAACGAAGTGAATGCTTCGATCTTCGCGCTGTTCACGAAGATCTACGGCGTGGTTGGAACGGATACGGTGACGACGCCGTTTGGGAACTTCTCCGCTCCTTCTCCGGCTGACGCCACGTCGTGCCGCAAGGTGCTCAATCAACAGTTGGCGCCGTTGTCGCCTCGCTACATGGTCCTTGATCCGACTGCTGAGGCGGCTGCGCTCAACATCACCGGGTTCCTCGATGCGTCGTTCCGGGGCGATACGGGTGGTATCTCCGAAGGCCAGATTGGCCGGAAGTTGGGTTTCAACTGGTACTCGGATCAGACCGTGCCGTCATTTGTCAGCGGTACACTCGCGCCGGGTTCTGCGGGATGTATCGCCAAGGCGTCCACGAACCAAGCGGTGGGATTGACGACCATTGTATGCACGACGGGCGCGGCCACTGGATCGGCGGCGCTCAAGGTCGGTGATGTGGTGGCTATCGTGGGACAGCCGACGACCTACGTGGTGACGGCGGCGGTCACACAGGCGGCAGCGGCCGCGGATTTCAATCTCCAGATCAGCCCGCCGCTCAAAAAGGCGTTGACCGGTGGCGAAGTGGTGACCCTCAAGACCGGCATTCCCAGCACGGGAGCAACGGCAACTCGCGTGCAGAACTTGGCGTTCCATCGAGACTGCTTCGCTTTGGCGAGCCGTCCGCTTCTCGATACGGCGGTAACGCAGGCGGATCGGGAGCGCATGATGTCGGTCACGGATCCGGTGTCTGGGCTGGCCCTGCGATTGGAAGTGACCCGTGAGGCGAAGCGGACCCGGTGGAGCTTCGATCTGCTGTGGGGCGTGTGCTGCCCGCGTCCGGAGTTCGGCGTTCGGTTGTTCGGGTAAGGTAAGCCGGCAGCCAGTGGGATCGGGTGGTGCCGATGTATGCGAATGGTTCTCCGGTGGGAGGGATGAGGATCCGCCGTCCCGCCGACACCCCATTCCGGGTCGGCATTCGCCCCTCCCCCTGGGTGAAGGGTGGGGCAGGGATTCGTCCCTGCCCCACCGGACCATTGAAGGCGGGGTGGAATGCCGACCATTGATGCCACGCCAGGAAGTCCGACGGCCAATAGTTACATCACGTTGGCGGATGCTTTGTTGGCGTATGACGCCATGCTGAATACGGAGACGTTTCTTGCGGCAGACACGGCTGTCCAGGAACGGGCGTTGATAACCGCAACGAAACGAATTGAACGCATCACTGAATGGGAATATGACATGATCGGAGCGTCCCGTGTTTCGACGACACAGGCGCTTACTTTCCCCAGGATCGGGACATATACCAAGGAACAAGACGCATGGTATGGGGAGACGATCATTCCTCCGTTTGTGATTGAAGCACAGCTGGTCCAGGCGTTGGCGGAGATCGAGAGCGATCGAGATGCGGATCCTCCGGGGCGCGGGATTCAACGGATGCGTGCGGATGTTCTGGAAATCGAATACGACGATTCAGCATCCCAAGAACAGCGGCCCATCCGTGACACGGTGTATACGATTCTTGAGCCGTGGTTGGTGTATTCTGACACGACGGCCGATAAATATTACCTACGGAATTCCGAGGTACGCCGAGTATGAGTACATTGGCGACCTTGCAACGGGCGGCACAGACCGCACGAGAGGCATTTGGAGACGTTTTTCGTCCGGTGACATACGCCGTGGTGTCGTCTCCAGAGTACGACCCGGTATCTGGATTGGTAGGATATGGGGTTGTCCCGATGTTTTTCTTTCGGGCATTGTTTGCACGATTTTCCCACTATCATCGGGTTGCCCTTGGCATCCCGGTGGATGACATGAAAATGATCTTCGCTCTTTTGGATGCACCGGGCTTGGAGCCACGAGCCGGGCATTTGGTCCAAACAGAGACGGGGACCGTGTGGGAAGTGGTGGCTGTGATGCACGATCCGGCTCAAGCGCTGGGCATCCTTCAGGTGCGGCGATCGCGGAAGCTGTTCCCATGAGTAGTACATTGCCATTCGACCGGGCATTGGCTCGGTGGACTGACGCGACTGAGAAAATGGTCGTCGAGACTCCTCAAGCCATTGCATTGGCGTTGTGGCAATTGTTGGTGGACGCTACACCTGTCCTTTCTGGCCTTACGCGGGCGAATTGGCGATTGGGCGTCAATAATATAATGGAAGGGCCGGCGGTGAGGCTGTCTGCCGAGGAATATCGACGACGACAGAAAGGAAACGGCGATCCACTCCCGCCGCCAAGCGTTCCAACATTGCCCGAGGCAAAACCAGGGGATGTGTACTATATCTCTAACGGTACGGTGGATCCCGCGGGGCATCAATATTGGGAATATATCCTTGATGGAACGCCGTCGCAGCCCCGCCCGTGGTTCTCGTTGGCGTTGATGGAAGTGCAGACGGTGGCGCCGGCCGTTATCCGGGCGCGGTCGTTCAAGTTGATGTCGCTGGTAGAGTGATGACACCTTCGTTTGGTACTGCGGCCCGGATATTGGAAACAACTTTCCGGGATGCGTGGCCGTACTCGGATGTCTATTGGGATGGTGTTTCCCCGCAAGACGCCCCACAAGATCGTCCATACGTGATATTTTCCATTCATGAGGGGCCGTCGACACAGGTTGGGATGCCGTTCGTAGCTCGATGTACTGGCGTGATGTTGGTGAAGATCAACACGCCGGCTGGGCTCGGAACTCGGGTCGGAAGGGATTTGGCAGATCGAGTGGTGACGATTTTTGCTGGCAAAAAATATGAGGCGGTGACTTGTCGGATGGGGTCGGTGCGGCGCATTCCCCCCACGGAGGCGGCAACCGATGAACAATTCAACGTCACCATCCCATTTTTTTACCATGCCCAATAGTAGGAGACATTGCCCATGGCTATTTTGAACAATCCCAAGGCGGATACTTCCGCCTCTCAGTTGTTCTATTACGCCGAGACGAATTGGGGCGAGACGCCCAGCAGTTCGCACAAGCTGACTACCCTACGTTATACGGGGGAGTCGCTGGCGCACAACAAGAACACCATCCAGTCTGATGAAATTCGAGAGGATGCCCAGATTACCGATCTGATCGAAGTTGGGGTCGGTGGGGAAGGGGCGGTCAATTTTGAACTGTCATATGGAGCATATGACACTTTCTTGGCGGCGCTCTTGCGGACAGACTGGGTGACATTCACATCAACGGCTCAGGCATTCGTGTTTGATGCATCGGGGAAGACCATCACCGGGACTGGCTTTGATACGGCGAAGTTGCTTGCCGGCACGATTATCCGAGTTAACGGTAGCGCGGACAACGATGGATTCTACACACTCGCCTCGACGGCTACGAGTACGGTCATCACGGTGCTGGAAACGCTAGTTAATGAAACAGCGCCGGGAACCACCAAGATCGACACATCGTACATTCGTAACGGTAAGCAGAAGAAATCGTTCCTATTGGAACGGCAGTTCACTGATTTGACTTCTGGGCACATCCATTACATGACCGGCGCACGTCTGAATACCATGTCACTCAATTTCACTGCCGATGCGATCCTGGCAGGGAACTTCGGGGTGATGGGCAGTGAGATGAAGGTGGTGAGTGCGACGACCGGCGATGGGAGTCCGACGGGGGCGACCACCGCCGATGTGATGAATGCCACGTCGAATATCGGCACGATCAATGAGGGTGGGGCTGTACTGAATAATGCCATTCAGTCGGTGACGCTTGAGGTGACGAACAATTGTCGGTCGCAACGGTCGATTGGGTCTCGCGGGGCAGTTGGGATCGGGTACGGACGGTTTGTTGTCAGCGGTACAATGAACATGTATTTTGAAAGCGGTACGCTGTTTGAGAAAATGATAAACCATACGGCATCGTCGTGGATGGCGGTAGTGTCGGATACGCCGTCCGATCCGACCACGGGCCGTAGTTATGCATTCTCGGTTCCACGCTTGAAGTTTGCATCCGGTGGGCCGTTGGCCGGTGCGCCGGATACTGATGTCATGCAGAACTTGGAATGGACTGCCATGCGGGATTCGGTAACCGGGTGTACGCTTCAAATTACACGTTTCCCGACGCCATCGTAATCGTTCTTTGGGGAATCGGGTGCTGGTCCCACCCGATTCCCCATCAATCCAGGGGAGGGAGAGTGCAATGGACATTGCAAAAAAGTTGCAGATGGACCCTGTGTTGTCCGTTCAGGGCAAGTGGGTTCCATTTATGGAAGATGTCGAGCTGCTGATCGCCAGTTCTGGATCGCCTGGGTATCGGGCTGCACGACGACGGTTGTTCCAGAAGGCCAAGGCAAAGCTACGTGCCGGGGGCGAGGCTGCCGCCGAAGCGATTGAGGACATTTCGCTTCAACTTTTGGCTACTGAAGTGCTGAAGGGATGGCGAAATATTACCGAGGGCGGTAAGCCGATTGAGTATACCCCAGAGACTGCGTACCGTCTGTTGAAGGAATATCCTACATTGGCGGCTTTCGTGGATGGGGCGGGGGACGATGTAACCGTTTTCCAGATTGATGAGGATGACCGCTTGGACTGAAGCGGGCGCTCCAGTGGCGACACACCTGGGGCGCGCAAGAGAAATGGTTGCGGCAGCGATGGGCGTCCGGTCATCCGGTACCGGCACTTGAGGCGAAGCCAGAGATTCCAGAATGGTTGTCGGACTATTGGCAAGGATTCTTGGTGCTGGATGCGTGTCGGCAGTATGGTTTCAATGGACCACAGCCGTTGTCATTGCCATCCATCATAGCGCTGATGGATGAAATGGCTTTGTGCAATCGAGAGGAACGGGACGTTTTCTTGGATTGTGTGCTGTTTCTGGACCATGAGTTACTGACGCTATATCTAATAGATCGGGAACGGGCGACTAAGGCGAAATAGCCATGGAAATCGCTGAACTTGTTGTTGCCGTCCGAGGACAGGGCATCGAAGAAATTCGACGTGCGTTGCAAGAACTCGCGGCGTCTGGTGCGGTGGTACGAGAGGGTTTCTCCACCACCGACGAGACGCTGAAGGCTTACGAGCATACGCTTCGTGAAGCCAGTAAGACGATTAGTACTTTCGCTGCCGCCCAGCGTCACCTTCAGACGCAGACAAAAGCCGTTGAGCAGGTTGCGGTCGAGGAACGGCGTCGGCAATGGGCACGGGCCGAGTTGTTGTATAAATTGGACGAAGCGGCCGCTCGGCAGACGGCGGAAGCCAGGAAAGAGGCCGAACGGCAGGCGACGCTTGCCATTCAAAAAGAGCGTGAACGACAATGGCAATCGGCAGAGATGGCGTACAAGCGAACCGAGAATGCCGCACGGGCGGCCGCGGTGGTTGAGCAGGAGCAAGCCAAAGCCGCGCAACAATTGGCCAGGCAGCCCGCCTCTCTTTTGTTGGGCGGTCTTTTGGGCCGTGTCGATGCGGCCTCGATGAAGGAAATGGCGGAACAGACTGCCATTTTCCGTTCGCAGTTGTTTGACGTGCTCGTGGTATGGGGGTCATTCAAGGCGGCGTTTGCGACGGCAAGGGGCCTCGTGGCGCCGTTGACGGAGGCAACGAAGGCGGCCATTGAATTTGAGCGGCAATTTGCCATTGTGAGACGAACGGTTGGTGGAAGTGTCTCGGAAATGGCAAGAGTACGGGATGCATTGTTTGATCTCATGGCAACCCGCCCATTCGATCCCCAAGAAATAACCAATTCGGCGAAAGCTTTGGGTGAATTGGGCGTCGCAGCGCAAGAGATTGGACAGGCGACTGATTATATTTCTCGGTTTGCTGTTGCGTCGGGAATCGCCACCGATGCTGCGACAACCATGCTCGGGCAGATCCTTGGTGCAACCGGAGTAGTGCGCCCCACGGCAAAACAAATTGGTGAACTTGGATCGGCAGTGTTGAAATTGGGTACAGACTTCGCCATCGGCAATGAGGGGGTACTGACCCAGGTAACACGGCTGTCTACATTGGTGACGGCTTATCATCTCACCGAGTCGGCGGCCCTTGGTCTTTCGACGGCGTTGGGGAGTTTGGGCGTCCGTGCAGATCGTGGTACTAGCTCGTTTATGCAATTGTTCGCGGCGGTCAAAGAGGCCGACCCAGGTCGGTTGGCACTGTTTGCGTCGGTAATTGATCGGACGGCGGAAGAAACCGCTCGATTGGCGGACTCTGATATTGGAAAATTTGCTGAGGAGTTTATTCATGGACTCCAGCGGATCTCCAATGCAGGTGGTGATGTTGATAGGTTGTTGGTTGAATTGGGGGCAGATAATCTGCGGACTCGGCAAACATTCGCAGAGTTGGCCGGTGGTGCGGATCTGGTTTCCGAAGCCTTGCGGACGGCGGAAAAGGCCGTTGGGACGACGACTGATTTGATGCAGCAATCCGACGAGATGCTCAAGACGACCGACGCATCGCTGAAAACCTTTGCGAATTCCGTCTGGGCATTGGGCGCTGCATTGACTGGCGGCCTGCTCGGCCCGTTGAACGAAGCGGTGATTGCGCTCACGGATTTCACCAATGCAGTTCGTAAATCGCCGTTTTTCTTCAGTGGTGGATTTGCAGCAGGGGAACAAAGCGGTGCGTTTGCAACTGGGTTTGAACAGTTGAATAAGTTGTTGGCCGCGCAGGACCGGATGCGCCCACTGTCAGGCATTTCTCCCTTGGTTGATGCACCAGAGCAGGTCGCGGCGGCACGCGAGGAAATTGAAGAGTTTTTCAATGTTCTGGAAGAGCCGCCGACACTTGATTTTTCGTTGGACCCTGCATTGCTGGCACTTCGATCTGGCCGGGAGGCCATGGCGAAATTGCAGGAGGAAGAAAAGCTACGGCAGAAAGCATTGCGGCAGACACAAGTGGATCTTGAGCGTGCGGCGAGTAGCGAAGAACAGTACACAGAGAAGGTGGCCCGGTACGCCGCGCAGCGGGCACGCGGCGAAATTACTGAGGCTGAGCACACAAGGTTGCTCATTGCGGCCGAAGATGCGTTGGCGGAATCCCGTGAGCGGGCCGGCCGCGCGACGGCCCGCAGTGCTAAGGCGGTTGCCGAACTGAGTGAGGAACAGCGCGAGATCAATCAGTTGATTCTCGATGCACGAACGCCTCGTGAAGTGTATGCGGATACGGAAGCTCATTTGAATGAATTGATTGCCCATCACCTACCCGATCGCGTTCGACAAATCGAATTGCAAAAAGCGTATAACAAGATGCTGCAAGAGGAAGCGCAGTTGTCCGGAGAGGATCGACGGAAACGGGAAGCTGAAAATCTCCGCAAATATGCGGTGGCATTGAATCCAGTTGTTGAATTGGAAGAGAAGATCGCAAAGATCCGTGCCGCGGCGGCCGCTTTCCCAATGATCTTGCCGCCTGATGTGGTAGCGGAAGCCATTGCCAATTTGAAACGTGAAGTGGATTTGCCGGAGCAATGGGAACGTGACATGCGCGTGATGACGGGGATCACTCAGCGCAGTATGAATGCGATCTCCGACTCTCTTACCGATGCCATTTATGATGGGGCGAAGAATGGCAAAGAGATCATGCGGGACTTTGCAAAAGATATCACCAACATCTTGTTGGAAGAGTTCATCACCAAACCATTGACGGATCAATTGATCGGTGTTTTCCGTGATTTCCAACTTGATAAATACCTGGCCAATGCCCAAACGCAACGGACGATGCCATCTGGGATGGGGATGGTAAATACAACGGAAACCACGGCTGCGGCCGCCGAGATGACGGTCGCCGTGCAGACGTTTTCCACGGAGACGACATCTGCGGCACAGACCTTGGAGACTGGATTTCTCAAGTTGCTGGGAGGCTTGTCCCAGGGTATCGGATTGTTCTTGACTTCCTTGTTGGGGGGTGGGGGCGAAGGGTTTACTGCCGGTGGGTTCTTCAAGGCGCTCGGGATTGGTGCGCTCACCGGTGCGTTTGATACGTTTGTTGGCAGTCTTTCTGACGCGACTGCGGTAGTGAATGAGTTCGATCAAAAGTTTTCTGGCCCTGGCGTTGATCGGTTGGGGCCGGAGGTATTGGGGTCTGCCGAGGCATTCGGTCGTCGAATGGAGTACTCCACTCCCCGGATGTCGCTCCCGCCTGCTGGCCAGGCCATCACGGCGGCCCCGGTGTATAATATTACTGTTCAGAATCAGGCGACTTCGTTTGATCCCAGGACCGCATCGCAAATGCTGGTGCAACAGACCCCGACAATTGTCCAGATCATTCGCCGTGAAATTGCTCGGGGTCGAGGGTTGGCGACGGATGTCGGGCAGCGGGGAACGTAATGGCGAGCGGAAATCCTGACATTTCCAGTTTGATAATCAACCCCGTGCGGATGCAGCTGTGGTACGAGAAGTCACCGATTCGATTTGAGGCGCCATGGACCGGGAAGGGACAGGTACTTCGTCGATGGGGCCGGTGGCGTATGGTATTGGAATGGGAGGGGTTGACCATTGAACAATTCGATGCGCTGTTTCCTCTCTTCACGGCATATGGAAGTGACACGCCATTCACGATATACAATCCGCGTCGTCCGCTCCCTACCGGTAATGCATTGCCCCCTATGGACTCATTAGTAGTCTCCGGGGCAGGGCAGACGGGGCAATCTCTGGCGGTAACCGGAGCATCACCATCTACGTTGATCTTTCGTGCCGGAGATTTCATCGGGCTCGGCACAACTGGACAGGTGTTCCAAGTCAAAAGTGATT